TATCAGACCCAGGACGATAAGGGGACACCGAGCCAGGTCAAGCAGTGGGACATGGAGCTACTGAGCTCCGAATCCAACTCGCTTGAGGAACTCGGTAAGGCCATCGACCGTGTGACTCATACCATCGCCATGATTATTGGCGTCGAGCAACTTCTGCTTGGTAGGAACGCTCGTGGTTCACACGCTCTGTCTCAGGACAAGACTCATAACTTCTATCTGACAGTCGACTCCACACTGACCGAGCTAACCGAAGCTTATGACCGTGACTTCATCGGTACCCTGTGGAGACTGAATGGTCTTGACGATGATCTGAAGCCTACACTCACACCTGAGACCGTCAGATTCCAGAATCTCGGTGAACTCACAGCTGCCCTCGAGGACATTTCCCGTGCTGGTGCTCCGCTTGATCCTCGAGACCCCGTCATTAATATGCTCCGTGAGCTTGGTGGTCTTCCTCGTATCCCTGAGGAGCTCATCAATGCGATGGAAGATGATCTGGACGAGGCTCTGATCGACACCGAACAGCCGGACTCTGAGTCCGAGGAAGAGGAGGACCCCGATGGCACTGGTAGTCGGGACGAATAGCTACATCAACGTAGCTGATGCTGATACATACTTCGGTGACTTGATCCACGCCGAACTATGGACGGCTGCTAGTGAAGAGACTCAGGCCAAGGCCTTGGTCACTGCCACGAAGATGTTGGATCGTCGGTACTGGGCTGGTACAAAGTATTCGGACGCGCAGGCACTCGATTGGCCTCGGAGCGGTCTTACTGATCCTGAGGGCAATGAGGTCGCCGAGGATGCGGTTCCACAATTCGTACTCGACGCCACCTGTGAGCTGGCACTCGCCCTTATCGAGGATCCGTCTATTCAAGCCCCCGACGATGCCGGCAATATCAAAAGCATCAAGACTGGCACTGTGGGTGTCGAGTGGTTTGGTAGTGGAGCCGTCGGTCTCTCCTCTTCCGGTCTTCCTCAAATCGTTGAAGAGCTCATTGGCTACTATCTCGCTGGCGCCAATGACTTCAGTGGGCCATTCGCCAGCGGGACTGACAATGAGTCGGAGATTGAAGACTTCGACCGAAATCGGGGGTACTAACTATGTCTCGACCGCTTCAGAGGGCAGTGCGTCCTATCAGTGATTTCAAACTTTCCGTCGCCCGAGGCGAGATCGACGGCCTCGACGCCGTCCGGAAGTTCGGTGCCAATGCCGATATCGATACCGCCGCAGGTGAGGACATCTGGGAGGTCGGCGGGAATATTCCGTATCCCACCGAAGGTCAGGCTCTCCAGGTGATAAGCACCTTCGCCACCGACGCTCCCGCTGACACTGGGGCCAGAACCATCACTATCGAGGGCATCGACGACTCTTGGGCCTTGATGTCCGAGACCCTGAACATGAACGGCGACGAGGAGGCCTATCCACTCGGCGACAACTGGCTCCGCATCTTCCGCGCCTATGTGGCAACCGCGGGGTCCAACCTGACCAACAATGGGGATATCACTATCGCCATCGACGGCGGGGCTACCCTGGCCAAGATCACCGCTGGCAACGGTCAGACTCTGATGGCGACCTACACCACCTCTGCGGCGTACAAGGCCTACGTCTATGGGTTCTACGCCAGTCTTACTGGTGGCAACCCGTCTGGGGCCAGCATCACCACCCAGCTGTTCATCCGTGAGAACGCCCACATCGCTACCTCTCCGTGGCGTCTCAAGCATCAGCAGGGTCTCGCGGTTGCGGGGACCAGCCGCTTCTACCACGAATTCCCGTTCCCGATTGAGGTCCCCGCCAAGTCGGATATTCGGCTTCATGCGTTTGGGGCTTCTGCCAATGATATGAAGGTCGAGGGTGGCTTCGACCTGATTCTCGAGGAGGTGGGCACTGTCCAGAAATACACTGTTTCGCGCTAACCTGGCGTCAAAGCTAAACAAGGCGCTCGGAGGTCGGGTCTTCGATATCACGTTGACCCGTGTGGAGCAGGGCATCCTCGATGAGTCTAATCCCACTGGCGGTAACACTCAGGAGAAGTTCAACTACACGGTCAGTGGATTCGTCGATGAGTACGAGGAGCGCAGGATTGATGGAGAGATCATTCAGCAAGGAGACCAATTGCTGATAATCCTCGCGGCTTCTATCCCTGCTAGTGCTGGTGATCCACAGGTCGAGGACTTCACTACTGTGGATGGCCAGAAGAAGAAAATCGTTAATGTCCGCAAGGACGCAGCAAAGGCGACTTTTAATTGTCAGCTTCGATAGCCAAACGTCGTGACCCAGCAAGCCGGCTATTCCAGCTGCTGGATTTCCATGAGCGTAGGCTAAGCCGACAATTTCTGGAAATGGTCAAGGGGATCAAGAGTACTGTTGTTCTCAAAGAACTCGAGGCCCTCCTTCTTGCCAACCGTGTATTGGACATGGTAGAGTTGGTCACATCCCATGTTGGCAAGTTCGCCGATCAGGTGAATGATGTCTATATCTCCTCGGCCGACGATACAGCGGCTGTCATTGCACTAACCACAACGGCTAGCTTCGACAAGACCAATGCTCGTGCTGTAGCCCAGATGAAAGCAACAAGGCTCCGTGTCATCCGAAACTTCACAGAGAAGCAATCTGAATCATTCAGGGCAGCAATCGAAGATGCGGCAGCAAGAGGGCTATCACCGAGAAGGCAGGTCAGGGAGGTACTGAACTCAGTGGGGCTCACCGAAAGGCAGCAAAGAGCGGTAGACAGTTACCGAAGACTGCTGGAAACGTCGGATCGTCGGGCTCTAGAACGAAGTTTGAGGGATAAACGCTTCGACCGGACCATAATTCGCTCAGTTCGAGAGAGATCACCATTGACAAGGAATCAAATTGATCGTATGGTCAACCGGTACCGAGAGCGTTACCTCAAGCATAGGGCGGAAACCATTTCTCAGACTGAAGCATTAAGCGCCGTTCACGAAGGCAACCACGAAATGTACTCGCAAGCTATCGAGTCCGGAATCTTCGGAGTTGATGAGCTTGAGCAGGAATGGTATCCGGCTCGAGACAGTCACACTCGCCATTCCCATTCCGCCATGCGAGGACAAGTGAGACCCTTTGGCGAAGTCTTTGTGAGTGGCAACGGGGTGCCTCTTCGGTATCCTGGGGATTCGGCTGCGCCGGCATCTGAGCGAATCAGGTGTCGGTGTGCTGTTGGTACAAGACCTAGGAGGGTCTCCAATGTCTCATAATCGACGAAACCGGAATCTGTTGCAAAATGCCAACCTGGTAAGCCCGAAGTTCGGTGGCTTACTGGCTGAGTCAGCATCTGCGGTCACCGCCGCCGTCGGCGAGGCCAAGACCGCGATTCCCGGGTTCTACAACTACTCGGCAAGCGGTGTCTCGCTGGAGTTCATCGATGACACCACCAATGGGGCAGCTCTCGCCGTCCAACTGTTCACCTGGCCCGCTGCCATGATCTGGGTCGTTTCCTGTCTGTTCCAGATCAGTGTCACCGCTGCGGGTCTCGACATCGAGCAGGATGCGACACTCGCCCTCGGGATCGGTAGCGCTGCCTATGTGGCAGACGGAGGGAATCCCGCTACTACCGAGATCGACATGGTCAGTGGTCTGCTGAGCTTCGACTTGGTCGCCGGCGTCAAGGCTGACCAGCGTGTCGGAAGCGCCGCTGCCCACTACGTCGATGGAACTGCCGGCACGGCGAAGACTTACCTCAACGGGTACATCGCCGATGCTGACATAGCCGACGATGCGGCTATCACCGCGGACGTGGACGTCAAGGTCGTCTACTTCACGCTGTAGGAGATACTATGCGCGAGCGAACTTATCGGCCACCGAAACCAGTGCAGAAGAATGCCTGGAGAGGGCTTCAGCTCAGCAAAGATCATTTGCAGGGCGGTGATCCTGCACTGGAGAATCACGCCGAGAAGCTCGCCAGTGGCTCGCCCCTTACTGTGGCTACCATCAAGTCACTCTACCAGGTCATGGTAGAGACACAGCCACACAATGGTCCTGACGTTGGTGAGCCCCATGCGGGCACAATCGACTGGACTATGTGTGGGGGTGATGAAGGTCTTCGATGGGCAAGGAAGGTTCTTCAACAGGAACAGGCCATCAAGTCAGGACCTGGCGCTACCAAGATCCCTCCTCTGGTCGACTTCCAATTCGGTCCTCAGACTGTGGCCTTGAAGGTGTCGGATGACAAGGTTGATACCCAACTTCAGAAGGCGGGTATTCGGTCCATCGTCGTCCCCTCTGGGGATCAGCATCTGGTCTTCCTCAATCCGCAGTCGATCTCTCTTGCTGGTAGCAACCTTGTCAGCAAACAAGGTAGAGCGCCGCTTGGGGAGCCGGCTAAACTCCCCGATGCCGATTTCAGTGACCCGACAGTCATTGAGGGCAGTGTGACTCGTATTGAGGTCGCACTGAAGGCGGTCAGAGGCACTGCGGGTCAGGTCAACGTCGATTGTTACGAGTTCGATCCCCGGCACCTGAAGGCACTCTCCGACTGCACACTGATTGGCAAGTTGGATATCGACGAAGCCTATATGCTTGTCAGTCGAGACAAGATCGGCTACGATGCCGAGGTCCTCAAGGTGGATGATGGTCTGGGCCTTGTCATGGGCTGGGCTATCATCAGTACCATTGATGGTGAACCCTACTTCGACAAGCAAGGGGATCACATTCCCGAAGAGACGATGCTTGAGTCAGCGGCTGACTTCATGAAGAACAGCCGTGTGGCAAGCGATATGCACGATGGCGAAAGCCACGGTAGGATCGTCTTCGCTTGGCCTATGACCGAGGAGATTGCGAAGTCCTTCGGTCTAGAGACTACCACTACAGGGCTTATGATTGCCATGAAGCCCGATAACGATGAAGTCCTTGAAAAGTTCCGTAATGGCGACTACACCGGATTCTCAATTGGTGGCCGCCGAATCGAAGATGAGGAGGTCGACTAATGCCGGAACCCAAACGGAGAATCATGCGAAAGCTGAAGATCTCCGAGATCAGTGCCGTGGACAATCCCGCTCAGGCTAGAGCCAAGATGCTCCTTATGAAGCGGGACGAACCGGAAAACTACGCGAAGGCCTTGTTCAATGAGGCCCTTGCGGAACTACAACTCGAGGATAGAGTCAACGACGCTCTTTCCGGTATGTGGGAGCTCGACAGCGCCCTCCGCCGGAGCATCCGCGAGATCATCGAGGATGAGGAAGAACATCCCGACACAATGGCCGCCATCAAACAGACGCTCCAGGAGTTCGTAGCTGCGGTGTCTTCGACGGTCGCCGGTGCTTTGGGGGATATCAACAACGAAACCGATGAAGGGGATGACCCCGACACCGAGGAGAAGGAAATGAAAGACGACAAGACCGAGAAGGTCGAGGTCAGCAAGGCTGATTTCGACGGTCTCAACGCTCGTGTCGAGAGGGCCGAGGCCATCGCGAAGATGAATTCCGATGAGCGTTCCCACTTCGACACCCTGTCCGCCGACGACCAGACGGCCTGGCTCGCGAAGAGCGATGCCGACCGTACCACCATGCTCAAGTCGATCTCCGACGGCAACCAGATCGTCTACACCGACGCCGAAGGTACCGAGTACCGCAAGAACGACGATCCCCGCCTCGTGGCCATGGCCAAGCGCAGCGATGCCGACCGCGAGATCGCCAAGGCCGACCGCGAGCGGGCCGAGAACGCCGAGTTCGCCAA